ATAAAGAAATCAACAATGTCGCAAAAGAACTTGACATCGTCAACCAGAAGCTAGAATTAGATCCTAAAAATGTAGAGTTATCCGAACAAAAAATGAAGTTATTAAGTAAACAATCTTCATTAGCCAAGGACAAGGTTCAGGAGTTGAAACGGAAACAAGAGGAATTAGGAAAGGAAAAAATCGGAACAGAGGAATGGCGACAACTTCAAAATGAAATTGGACAAGCAGAAGTTGAGGTTCTAAAAATAGATAAAGCGATGGGGAATCTTGGTGATTCAAGTCGCTCAGCTACAGGGAGCATTAAAGAAGCTACAGGATACTTAAAAGCTGACGTAATGATGAACGTTGCTGAAAAGGCAGGTCAACTAGGTCAAAAAATGGTTGATGTTGGTAAAAAGACAGTTGATGCATGGTCTGAAATTGACGAAGCAATGGATACTGTTACAACAAAGACTGGACTGACTGGAGATGCTTTATTAGGACTACAGGAAATAGCAAAAGGAATCGCTACATCATTACCTGCTACTACATTTAAAGAATCTGCTGACGCAGTTGGTGAGTTAAATACACAATTTGGGGTTACTGGAGAGACTTTAAAAAATTCAGCAGAGTATCTATTGAAATATTCGAAAATAACTGGAGAAGATATTTCAAATTCCGCAATAAATGCCAAGAAAGCAATTGATGCTTACGGTTTATCTAATGAGGATCTAGCGAGAGTATTAGATTCAGTAACAAAGGTCGGCCAAGATACTGGTCAATCTTATGACTCTATCTTCCAAAAAGCAATTGATGGAGCTCCACAAATTAAGATGCTGGGATTATCTTTTGAAGAGGGGGCGACATTAATTGGTAGATTTGAAAAAAGTGGGATTGACTCTTCTGCAGCCCTGTCTTCACTTTCAAAGGCTTCAGTAAACTATGCCAAAAACGGAAAGACATTGACTGAGGGGTTGAACGAGACTGTCAATGCGATTCAAAATTCTACTAGTGAGACAAAAGCACTGAGTATAGCTTCAGAAGTTTTTGGTAGCAAGGCTGCACCACGGATGGTAGATGCTATCCAACGTGGGGCATTTAGCTTTAATGATTTAGCTGAAGCAGCACAAAGCTCATCAGGAACTGTAGCAACAACATTTGATGAAACAATAGATCCGATTGATAAACTAACAACCTATTCCAATAAAGCGAAAGAAGGACTTGCTGAGATAGGTGGTAAATTACTTGAGACTGTTATACCAGCTTTAGAACCTTTGATGGGTATGCTTGAATCTGCTGTTAATTGGTTTACCAGCTTAAATGAAACTGATCAACAGACTATCGTGATTCTTGGACTCGTTACAACTGCTGTAATGCTACTGCTTGGTGCAATAGCACCTCTAGTCATTGCAATAGGGGCAATAGGGGCACCTATTGGGATTGTTATAGCTGCAATAGTTGCTGCGATTGCTATCATAACTCTAATTATCCAAGCAATTATGAATTGGGGTGAAATATCCGAATGGTTTAAAAATTTATGGGATGGATTTGCAAACTGGATTTCAGAATTATGGACACAGATATATACAACTACAATAAGGTCCTGGGAAGCACTCTCTACATGGTTGTCAAATCTATGGACTAACATTGTTGAAACAGGGAAATCATTATGGACTGGATTCGTAGCTGGTGTAACTGGAATTTTTCAAAATCTAGTCACAGGAGCACAGTCATTGTGGCAAAATTTCACTTCATTTCTTTCAAATTTATGGACTAGTTTGACATCTATAGGTTCTAACCTGTTTAGAGATTTAGGAAGTTCAATTCAAAATATTTTTAATGGCATCTTATCCACTGCTAGTAGTATTTGGAACTCTATCAAATCAACTATTTCAAATGCTATTGATGGTGCTAAAAATGCGGTATCTAACGCTATTCAAACAATTAAGAACCTATTCAATTTCAATATTCGTTGGCCACACATTCCATTACCTCATTTTAGTGTATCAGGATCCGCAAATCCTCTTGATTGGCTAAAAGGCCAAATCCCTAGAATCGGAATTGAGTGGTATGCGAAGGGTGGTATCATGACAAAACCAACGCTATTTGGAATGAATGGAAATAGAGCGATGGTTGGCGGAGAAACTGGTGCAGAAGCAATTCTTCCACTTAATAAGTCGACACTTGGAGCAATTGGGCAAAGTATTGCAAACACGATGAACACATCAAATAACATCAATGTAAACTTCTCAGGTGTAACCATCAGAGAAGAAGCAGACTTGAATAGACTAGCCGATGCAGTAGGAACACGTATTGCTGAAGAACTACAAAGAAAAACTAATTTGAGAGGAGGTTTCGCATGACAAAAATTAATGAGTTAACCATCGACGGAGTGAAAACTTCATCATTTAAATGTGAGATTCTGGTTGAAACACGACCACAAGTCATCGTATCCTCCTCAAAAACTAGTCTTTTAGAACATGATGGAATCAGTGGTGCAATTGTTCAATCAAATAGGCATCGAGGATTGATCGAAAAAAACTACCATATCAGCTTGATTAACCCAACAGATGAAGAATTATACCGTTTTTCTTCTCTGTTAAATCGTGAAAAATTTTGGTTGGAGAATGAGCAAGAGCCAAGTGTGAAATTTTGGTGCTATAAAGTGGATGAATTCAAAATTATTAAAGATGATTTTGGTGCATGGACTGTGGATGTGAAATTCACTTGCCATCCAACCAAATACTTCAAAACCACTGATACACAAAGATTGACAAGAAACGGAGTTTTAACAACTCAAGGCTCTGCTCTTGCATTTCCTAAAATCACAATCGTTGGTCAGAGCACTACTGAAACATCGTTTACGATTGGTGGACAAGTCATCAGACTTGAAAACCTCACAGAATCGCTTGTGATGGTCAACAATCCAGATAATCCTAGTTTTAAAACCATAACAGGGAAGCCAGTTAAATGGTCAGGGGATTTTATCACAGTAGACCCAGCGAAAGTTAAGAATGTCGGTGTCGTTTTAGGTACAGGCATTCAATCACTTGAAATCGAGACGGGTTGGGGGTGGGCATAATTGCTTTATTTACTTGATAAAAATGTGAGAACCGTTCGATGGAACGGGGAACCACTTCATGAAGCAACATCTGCGATTGTCAAAGAATCGATGAATGGCGACTTTATTCTTACTGTAAAATACCCTATTTCTGACACTGGGATTTACAAACAAATCAAAGAGGATATGCTGATAAAATGTCCTACACCCGTCTTAGGACCTCAGTTATTCCGTATCAAAAAACCTGTTGAGAATAATGACCATCTAGAAATTACAGCATATCACATTACAGATGACATCATGCAGCGTTCTGTAAAACCTGTTAAGATTGCAAATCAAACTTGTTCAATAGCACTTTCTCAGATGGTTCAAAATGCCAAAACTGATTTAGGGGATTTCTCATTTACAAGCGATATTCAAGACCGCAGAACATTCAACATGACAGAAACAGAGAATATCTATTCTGTACTAATGGATGGTAAGCATAGTATCGTTGGCACTTGGGAAGGCGAGCTGGTGCGTGACAATTTCGCTCTGACAGTGAAGAAGAGTCGTGGGGAGAATCGTGGTGTTGTTATTACAACGCACAAAAATTTGAAGGACTACCAACGCACAAAAAACAGTCAGAATGTTGTTACAAGAATCCATGCTAAATCGACTTTTAAACCTGAAGGTTCTGAAGACGAAACAACAATCAAGGTTACTGTCGATAGTCCACTAATCAATTCATATCCATACATTAACGAAAAAGAGTATGAAAACAACAATGCTAAAACTGTTGAAGAGTTGAAAAAGTGGGCACAAGCTAAATTCACAAATGAAGGTATCGACAAGGTCTCTGACTCAATCAAGCTTGAAGCTTATGAATTAGATGGACAAATCGTCCATTTAGGGGACACAGTCAATCTCAAGAGTTTAAAGCATGATGTTGATATTTTCAAAAAGACTGTTGCTTACGAGTACGATGGACTAAAAGAAGAATACATTTCTTTAGAGTTTGACGACAAGGCTGGTTTTGGAGGTTCAGGAGTATCGAATGGCCTTTCTGATGTAACAAATGCGATCCTCGGAGTAACCTACTCAGCCCAAGAAATTGCAATTGAAAGAGCTGCTAGAAATGCTGATTTAGCTTTTGAACACCAATCAAATCAATTGAAGAAAGAAGTCGAAGATGGCATTGAGTTAATCAAAGCGAAATCCGAAGAAAATAAACGCTCATTATCCGAAGAAATCAACAGACGTTTTCACGAGTTCAGCCCAGCAGGTTTTGAAGAAGCTAGGAATAAAGCAGGAGAAGCCTTGAAAAAGGCTAATGCTGGTTATAATCTTGCTGATGAAGCGAAGGATATTGCTGAGAAATCTCAAATAGCACTCTCTACTATTGCTAACAAAGTCAATAAGCAAGAAGACAAAATTACTGACTTTAAAAATGAATATGGCTCTAAAATGCTTGAAGTCACACAAACGACAGACGGCATAAAGACTAAAATTGGAGAAATAACATCATTCATTGATAAGGATGGTCAACGTCAAGAAGAATTGAAACGATACGCTAGAGAAGAAACAGCTAAGCAAACGAGCGTTATTCGTGAAACCTTATCACGAGATTTTGTCGCTAAAAGTACTTTTACAGAAACTGTTGAAAGTACGAACCAACGCTTTGAAGCAATCACAAGAGACAATGAAGCCAAGTTTGCAGAATACAAGCAAGGAATAGACGGACGTATCGCAACAATCACAAGTCAAATTGCTGGCAAGGTCAATGAAGCAGACTTCCAACGAGTCAAAGAAACAAGTCAACTCTATGAACGTGTTTTAGGTAACACGGAACAAGGTTTGCCCGATAAAATTTCACGTTTGGTTATGACTAATGAGATTTTCCAAACTGAATTCAACGGTTTTGTCGTATCCGATAATACCCTGATTGTCAATTCTGAAAAACTTGATAAACATACAATCGTAGCTAAAAGAGACGGAGTTAGTATCTATAACACGGACTATGGCGTATTTAATATTGACGCTCAAGGTCTGACTGGCTATAATTGGGGCGGGTTCACGTTGCCTATTTACGTTCCTAAGATTTTAAAAGGCGAAGTTTACACGCTAGGTTTTAAATATAAAATCAGACGACAACTAGATCATGAGTTTGCAGTAACTATTAAAAATCACACTAGAAATAAAGCAGTTTTAACAAAAATTGTTGCCAATCCTGAAACTCCAGTCAGAAACGTTTGGATTGACTTCCAAGGTACGTTCAAAATGACAGAAGACCTTGACTTTGACCAAGTAGGAAACTTCCCTATTTTCTTCTATCTAGTCAAAAATGGCTGGGTAGAAGTCAAAGAACCTATGTTGGTACGTGGTCCAAGAACTGGTAGTTTTAAACCAAGTCAGTTTGACGAAGCCTATCGCAATGTTGAAGCGACACGGACACAAGTAACACAGCTTGCTGGCTCATACGCTATTCAAAACCTGAATAGCGCAGGTGACCTAATCAATGGTATCAATTTAGGTGCTAATGGGAATAACCGCATTATTGGTCGAGCCACTCACATTACAGGTGACACTTTAATTGACAATGCGGTTATTAAATCCGCTATGATTGACAAGCTCAAGACTGCCAATTTCGAAGCTGGTTCAGTAACAACCAACATTTTGGATGCTGAAGCAGTCACAGCTGACAAAGTCAAGTTTGATACTGCATTCATTCAGAGGTTAGTATCACAACAAGCATTCATCGATGAGTTGTTCGCAAAACAAGCGACGATTACTAGAATTCAGTCAATTGATTTTACAGCTAACCACATTAAAGGCGGTCTACTTTCATCTACAAATGGTAACTCAGTATTTGATTTGAACGCTGGGCAAATTCGGATGCAAAGTGGATATACTGGTTGGAGGACATCATGGGATTCCAACGGGCTAGCGTTTAGAGGCCCTGGAAATGAAGTTTGGGGAGCTATGGGTGGTGACAATGGTGGCGGTGTAGGTATCTACATGCGTGGAGATCATGCTTTCAACTTAGTCGCAAACCACTCCGATGGTGGAAAATACTACGGTTACACTGCGTTGCGTGTAAAATACGGAGAGGGTACAACTTTGCAATTTTCTCCTGGAGGACCGAATTATAATTTATTATTGTTATTTAATGATATATATGCAAATCTAAAACTGTTACACGACAACAAAAAAACAGAAAAATTCTATACGACTAGAATGTACGGACCACTAAAATAAAACGAGGTAAATATGAACATATCAGAAAAAGTTATCAATGACTTAGCAATTCAACTTGCTAACAAAACAATTGAATGCGCAAATTACAAGGCGCTTTATGAAGAAACGCAAACGCAACTCCAAGAAGCTAATAGCCAACTTGAGAAAGTGAACAATATCTTACAGTCAAATGATGAGTTAAAAACTCTCTTTGACAAAGCAGAAGAAGAATTAGATAAACCACAGGAGGAACAATAATATATGACGTTTAAAGTAGTAAATAAATACGCACAAGATGCTAACCGCACATTTGTAGCAATCCGTCAAGAAAATCCATACACGGCTTTTGACCGTGTTTTGATTGGTGACCGTACTAATGAAACGGACGAAGTTCTTATCCAAGCGGTTCTCGGTCAAGTAGCTACTGAACTAAACCCAGCAGATGGTGTGAAGAAATTACAAGAAGATTTGCACACACAAGCTCAAGAATACGAGGTTAAACTAGCTGAGAAAGATGCTAAAATTGCAGAAGTTAAGGCAGTAGCAGATTGGGCGGTATTGGTTAGAGTAACCGACGTAGACAATCCACTAGATCCGACAGTATTCAAGCGTGGGCTTGAATTGGTAGAGCTTGGTCAAAACGGCAAGACTTACCAACCACAAGAAATCTTCACGATTGAAAACCCTGGACATATTGAGAAATTTCAGGAAGGAAAAAGGGTTATGGTTCAAGTCACTGAGCCGTTCACTTATCAAGGGCAAACGCTCGAAGAACTATCAAGTCTTGAACAAAACGGCAAGCTAGGCATTTGGAAATGGACTGAACCAAAACCAGATAAACCATCTAGTGAACTAGACACTCAGCCTATTCAATAGGAGGCGTTTATGCAAGATTTAGCATTTCATGAATTATTAGAACACCTCAAGAATTTGTCTTATAGTCCATACATCCACCTCTTTTTTTGGTTGATGATACTGGATATTGTGACAGGTTACATCAAAGCATTCAAGACTAAGCGATTTGATAGCAAGATTGGCACAATGGGATTGATTCGACATTTCATTGTATTTGTCGTTATCTTGCTTGTGGCTATGTACGCTCGTTCACTTGGTTTTCGTAGTTTCGGGATAGCGTGGACAATGTTTTTCTCATTCAATTATCTATTCTCAGTTATTGAGAATTGGGAAATGATAGGATTGGCATTTCCTGAGTTCCTGAAACCGTATATCAATCAAATTAAGAAAGATAATGCTCGTAAGATTGGTCAATTACTTGTCAATATTGACCAAAAAGACAAAGTTGAAGTTGAAGTCGAAGTAAAGGAGAAAGACGATGCAACAGATCAATGAAATTTTAATTAATGGTGCTATCAGCATCCTTGTCATTTTAGTAGGTATTGCAGTTAAGGCTGTCAAAGAATACCTTGTTCAAAAAGGTGGAGAAAAGACAATCAAGATTGTTGAAATCCTTGCTAAGAACGCAGTTAATGCAGTAGAGCAGGTATCGACTGAAACTGGATATAAAGGCGAGGAGAAGCTAGAGCAAGCACGTATTAAGATCCGTGCTGAGCTTAACAAATACAATATCAGCATGACTGACAGTGACCTCGATACATTCGTAGAGTCAGCGGTCAAGCAAATGAATGATGCTTGGATGAATAAATAATAGTTGAGAACCCTTTTTGGGTTCTCTTTCTTTATTAAAAGAAAGGGGGTAGCACTTGAAGAAAATTATTAAACGAGAAGCGGGCGTTTGCGTTGACGTTCGGGACGGCTTAAATAGTGTCAAAGAAGAATTTTACAGTCACGATAAGAACAACGCTTATATCGAAATAAAACTGAACGGTCTAAACGCTGAGAAAGTTATCGTGTTATTCAAATTCAAAACAACCAATCGGCTTTTGGAAGTTGCGGGGACGGTCGAAAATAATCTTGTTTCTATTCCATTTGATACTAGCTTAATTACGACATATGAAACTGTGGACGGGTTCGTTTACGCTGAAAAAGTCGTGCAATCGGCTGATATTTTGAAATTCTCGTTTAGGGTTCGTGTTTCAGAAATTGATAAACATAGCGAATTACCCGTTATCGAGAAAGAAACAAAACGCATTGTGGCAGTAACGGATATTGTAACGAAAGCTGAACTAGAAGAAGCTATCAAGAATATTCATATCGAAGGTGCAACATATGACGATAGCAATATTCGTACTGAAATAAGCCATATTTCAACCGAAATAGAAAACTTAAAGACAAAGACAGATAAAGATACCGTATTCGATGATAAGCCAATTTTGAAGCGCTTAGAGGTCTTAGAAAACAAGCCTGAAATTAACACAAGCGGTTTTGCTACGAAAGAAGAACTACGCAATATCTCACTAACTCCTGGACCGCAAGGTTTACAAGGTATTCAAGGGCAGATGGGCCCTAAAGGAGAAACTGGCGAACGTGGTCCACAAGGAGATACTGGACCAAGAGGAGCGGACGGACTTCAAGGTCCTATCGGGCCTCAAGGTTTGCAAGGTGAACGAGGACAAGACGGACAACGTGGGGAACAAGGACCAATCGGACAGACTGGCCCCGCTGGACCTCAAGGGCCTATTGGTTTAACTGGTCCTAAAGGTGAAAATGGTCGTGATGGTGTCGGTATTCCTCAAAAGTTGACTTTATCAGGAAACACCCTCATTCTGTCAGACGGTGGGGGTAGTGTTAATTTACCAACACAAACAGCTACAAACACACCCGCTGGACAAGTAAACCAGTACGAAATTCACGGAACTGGTATGCCAAACAGAAAGGTTACTGCTCCAGTCGGTACGACATACGTTGATACGGCAGTTACAAATGGTGTTTTGAAGTGGATAAAGCGCAATGGAAATGGTAACGAAGGTTGGGAGGTGCTAACTGGTGATACTGGTTGGCGAACCTTAAATATCCAATCTAAACTAGGTAACTCGTTTTTAAAAGTACGACGTAAAAATGACATGGTTACATACCAATTCGGTGGTTTGCAATGGGGTTGGTTCGGT